ACATTGCCGCACCTGAAAAACGATAGGTCAGACTTTGTTCTACAAACTCACGCATTTGGTCCACAGTGGTACCATACATGCGAATTTCACGGCGGTCTGATTCAGTCATGTCGCGCATGTAGCGGCCTTGGAGATCAAACAGTGCACTCATTCGGGGCTCCTTTTTGTTACACTATGCCTATATTATAGCAAATTGGGAATAATTGGCCAAGAAAAACCCTGCACGAGGCAGGGTTTAACAAGTACTACTTGAGTATTACATTTAATCTGCTTGCAGGTTAGCTCTTTGTATGACTTCTTTGGTGCGAGAAATTTCTCGAGGCCACCATTGTGCGTCTAAGCTCTTGGTACCCGGTGCAATTTGCAATCCTTCTGCTCTATAGCCTTGGCTTGTTACAGGATTGCTTAGACTTCGGGTCAACACTTGTTGCAACAATTCTTTGTCCTTGGGTGGGTTAGAAGCTGGACCAATGAACATGTAATGCCCATAGAACACTGAGTCTTTGAGCCCATGCTCTTTTACTGTTGGTGTGTTTTGCAATTCTTTTATTCTTTGCTCACTAAGAACTGCAATGGGTACTAATTTTTGTTGTTCAATGTGCGGCAATGATTCGTGTACATGTAGTATGCCAAAATCTAATCTGCCTGCCAACAAGTCAATAAGCATCTTAGATGATCCAGGATAACTTACTCCTACAAAGTTTTTCTTTAGTCCTTGCTTTAAACTTTCGCCAGCAAAATAACTCAGTCCTGACCGCCCTGTGTTGGAATAAGTTACTGATTGAGTCCCGTTGAGATTCATTAAATCGCTGAAGCTTTTTATAGAGCTATTGACAGGCGCAACAATTATCATTGAAACTTTTCCAATGTCTGCCACAGCCTCTATATTGTATGAATCGTAGATATGAGACTTGAGTGCAAAATTCAAAGTGGTACCAATGAACATAAACACTGATTCATTTTTAGATAATTGCAGCATGTGGTTTGTAGCAATTTCGCCATTGCCGCCGGGTTTGTATTCAACAACAGAATTTCTACCACCTATTTCTTTCAAGTCTCGTTGAACTAATCTCATTATTCTATCTCCAGGACCACCAGGATTAAACGGCAATATTAATCTGATGTCATTGGCCCATGAGGTCACAGACAACGTTAGCACAGATAGTGCTAGAATTTTTTTTAAATTAAATATCATATTCTTGGTATTGAGTTTTTAAAATTTGGTTTGTTTTTTCCGTAGCAAGCCCAGTGATGATAAGACTGGTTCTAGGCTTCGGGCTAGCGTTAGCAGTGCCATGCGGCACATCTTCCCATTTAAAGACATGAAAGTCGCCGGATTTCCAATGGCTATAATTGTGTGTTCCATAGATATAAAAATGTCCTGGTTCCCAATCTTCTAAGCACACAATAATTCTTCTTAACTTTGACTGATCTGCGTCTGCATAATGAGGATAAGCATCAATGTGATAATTGAACACTTGTCCAGTCATTTGCACATGAGCTCTAGCAGTAACTCGCTCCATGCCAAAAAACTCAATCATCTTATCAAATATAGCATATCTAGAGACATCAGTGTCCGCCTGAACCAAGGTCATTTTAGGATCGCCACCTCCGCGCACAATATCGAGTTCTTGACTTTTTATTCGAGCCTCTCGGGCTGTGGTCATTGATGCATTGTTAGCTGCACCGGCAATGTTTTCCCAATTAATTTTTTTACTTGATGAAACAAGTTCTTGGACTTCTGAGTCCCAAGAGCCAGTGAACTTTCCGCATACTGTGAACCATTCGCCGGCTTTGTCTTTCTTAGAGTAATCAAAATGATATTTGCTATTTTGCTTACCTTGGTCAAAGAAACTCTTGTTGATGATCAATGCAGGCCTCTTAATCCTGATACTACACCCGGACTAAACCAAGTTTGATACTTGTTGTACAGCGGTGCAAAGCTGGCAGATAGTTTGGCCTTTTCTGCTTCTTTCATAATCACAGTGGGGATGCCAAGAGCAGCCGCTTCACGTTGCACTTGCCCAACACTGGCCAAGCTCTCTGCACGTTCCATCAAGGCCGCATTGTGTGCCGCACGAGTAAAGATAGATTGTGTTTCAGCATCAAAGCTGTTCCAAACAGTCTGATTGATAACAATGCTGGTTAGGAACAAGTTGTGCTCAGTATGGTTGATTACTTTGCTGGCCTTGTCGTAGCCCAACAAGAAGAAACGTGGATAAGTTGCTTCCCCACTGTCGACCTCGCCCGAGATCAAGGCAGAGCCAAAATCTTCAGTAGGAATAGTCACAGCCTTGGCATTTAGGCTTTCGAACATGTCAATGCTGACAGGATTGTTAGTACAACGGATTTTCAAATTACGAAAGTCAGCCATGGTTTCGATTGCTACATTACTAGGCATTGTGCGAAAGCCACCGGAGAATGTGTAGGCTAACGGCTTGATGTTGCTACGTGCCGCAACACCAGCCAACAATGCTTGCCCAATTTCACCATCAAGCATGGTTTGTGCTTGGTCTGCGTTGCTAAACAGATACGGTAGTCCCCATGCATACAAATCACGATTAATAGCCGCTAAGTTGTTTACATAAGTGGTGGCCATGTCCATCTGCCCTGAATTAACACCGTCAATTACAGCTTGGCGATGTTCAGGAGTGCGACTGGTTAGATGTGTACCGGCTACTTTATTGTAGTCTGGCAGATCTAACACAGTAATAGTGATACGTCCGTTTGTCTCAGCAGCTACTTCTTGAGCAAAATGGCGTGCTGCCTTGTGAAAAACTTCGTATGGTTCATGGGCTAATACCCAGGTTAACGTAATTGGTTGCATGGATTTTTCCTTCTAAAGCGGGACTGTGGCCCCTGTGCTTTTATTTAGCACATTTACATAGCCGCAGCACCGTTTCCGTTCCTAAACCCAATTTCGCCACCTTCTGCTTCGATGCGTTTGATAGCATCTTCAAACAAGATGGGTGCAAAGTCGGTTTGTTCAACGCAACAACACCAGTACCGCGGGTCAATCTCAGTGCTGTACAAGATAGTTCCAGTCTTGGCATCTACTCCACGTGCCTTCTTTACTCTAGTAGCATGCAAGTGTCCGTGAATATTAACACCAAAGCGGCCCAACGATGCTTCATGCAAAGGAATGTGACTCAAGATCATTCCGTTCAACACATGGTATGCACGTAACTCGCGGAAGTATTCGCGGTACTCGTCATCACGAAAGATGTCGTGGTTGCCACGGATCAATACTTTGTCGCCGTTCAAACGAGCCAACGTCTTCAATGCCTTGCGGTTGATCACAACGTCGCCCAAGTGATACACCTTGTCACTGGGACGCACACGATCATTCCAGCGACGGATCATTTCCTCATCCATCTCATCAGGATCAGACCAGGGACGCAACTTCACAGTGTCATCATCTGGGTGAGTAAACTTACACACACCAGCATGACCAAAGTGTGTGTCACTAATTAAAAATGTAGCAGGCATATGCCCTCCTTAAACAGTTATCCAATCATCTGAGTCCTGGTATTCAATGCTTTCGCTACCGTCATACTCGGTTATCTTTATAAGTTGACCTTGGTCAACCCAAATCACGGTTAGGTCTTTGAGACCACCTAGGTAAGCATCAGGCCACTTCACAAGTGCATAAGCCTGCATCTGTTCAACATCACCCTTGAGCACAAGATCTGCCATACCAGCGTCAAACAGCATATCAGAATATTTGCCGGTGTTCCAGGTTGACCAGCCGGCACCAAACCCTGGCGAACATAACACAGCAACCTTTCCGTCACGTATCAATTTGTTCATCGCCCCCAACCTATCTTTGTATTCCTTTAATCATTTTCATGATCGTAAGATTTTTTGTCACTGTCGTAAGTCCAGCCCAACTGCCGCATCAGCTTCTGCTTGACACGCAAATTTGGAATCCTGGTGCGCTCACAATCTTGGAAACCCATCATAACACCAACTTCTGCTACAGCACCTGAACGGCACAGTCCTGCCAAGCAATGCACCACCACGTTCATGCGCTGATTTAAGGCATGTTGCAATAGACGCACAATTTCTTCGGCTTGCTGATCCGAAATCTTGGCTTCTTCAGGGAAGCCATCTTTGTCGTCGGCATCAAGGAACTCAAAACGATGAGTTTCCTTAAAGTTGTGCGTGGACTCGGGCCACCAGCTAGGCGCAGGGTCCATGATCTGAATCAGCATGCTATTTTCGCCAGCTTCGTGGTGGTACCGCATGGGCACATCAGCAGCAGCTACGTTTTCAATCCAAGGCATAAAAAATCTCCTAATATGTATTATAGCATTAGTAGATATTTTGGTCAAGAATTAGTAGCGATAAGTGTCAGGCTTGTAAGGACCACTAACATTAACACT